GGCAGATGAGTTATTTGATAAAGATTATGAGCATCATAAGGCAGCTGCCATGAAGATTCCTGGGTATGATAAGGCGGATGGAATGCAGAAAGCAGCCTTAATTGACCTTACATTTAACATGGGTCCTGCCTGGGCAAGTGGATTCCCGGCATTTAAGAAAGCATTTGCTGCTGGAAACTATGAGCAAGCAGGAAATGAGTTAGTTGATAGTGCGTGGTATGGTCAAGTTGGTCGAAGAGCACCAGCGATTGTTAATTTAATCAAAGGTAAAGGTGCCGATAACGTAGCATATCTGAAAGACGTACCTAAACCCGCACCAGGGTCTAGTCAACCACAGATTGCTTCATCTGGATCATCCTCTCCACCACCAGTAACACCATCATCCCCCTCAGGATCCAAAGGATCAATGGCAGGTCTTTCTGGTAAAAGTAGCACGCCTCAAATGGTGGCATCAAAACCAAAACCAGTGGTAGGGCAACCAGTAAAGAGAGGTGGAACATCAACAGAAGCACTTGCTAATGCAGAAAAAGCAAAGCAATCAGCAGCACAAGCATCTCCTACTTCTGGTGGCGGAGGAGACATTCCTGATTTTAGTGCTGTTGCTTTCCGTTCGATTCATAAAATCAAAACTCTGGGAATAACAGCATAATATGGCAATAGCATCCAAGTTCCTACCACGAGTTAAGAAGAAAGTTATCACAGTTGAGAAACTGTTGGATGGATCGGTTGCTGCTGAAAAGAAAAAGATTGATGACGCAAAGAGAGAGGCATCGGAAGAAAGAAAAGCAAAGAGCGAAGAGCAGTTAGAGAAGAAACAGGAGAAGGGAGACAAACTTCCATTCAAAAAACAGAGACAAAAGGTAGGTGATTTCTTATCCAACTTCATAACCAACATGGTTCTTGGTGCTGCTGTCTTGAAGTTGATGGAGATCGTCAATAGCACAGACTTCCAAGGTTTTATTGATGGTGTAAAAGCAGTCACTGAATGGGTTAAAAATATTGGAGGATTCCTTATAAATGGATTGATAACATTTGTTGATTGGGCGTATGGTCTATACGACGGTCTTCGTGGATTTGTATTTGACAACTTTGGTGAGGAGGGTCTGAAGAAGTTTGACACCTTCATGACAAACTTTGGCACGTTCCTCAATGCTGCCTTGATTGGCATCATGGCATTGTTGAAGTTCAAGTTCCTTAGAACTGGACTTAAGAACCTTGGTAAGTTCTTTGGTAAGATCTTTAGAAGAGGAATAGCCAAGGCATTTAAACGATTTAGTTTGAAGTTTCTTGGGAAAGGTATAACAAAATTTCTAGGTAAGGGACTTAGTGCTGCGAAAGGTTTACTCAGCAAAGGTGTGGGTGCTATTGGAAGTAAACTAGCAGCGACAAAGGTTGGTGGACTTGCAGCAAAGATATTTGGTAAGTCAGCAGGTATCATAGCACCAGCACTTAAAGGTGCGATGGGAGCAGTCAAGGGATTCTTTAGTAGGATTCCAATCATTGGTCCTTTGGTCGTAGCGATTGTATCTTTACTATCTGGTGAACCACCAGCACAGGCAATCTTTAAGGCTCTTGGTGCTGCTCTTGGTGGAGCACTTGGAACATTTATTCCTATTCCTGTTCTTGGAACTCTACTTGGAGAAACAATCGGTGCCTTTGTTGGTGACCTTCTCTACTATGGAATCATAGAGGGTAATTGGAAGAAGGCAGGAAAGGTCTTTGGACAAACACTGAAAGCAATTCTGAGTGCTGGTGGCAAAGTACTTGAGTACATAGGTGGTGTTGGTAAGAGATTTATTGGTGACTTCCCAATGGTGGATGTTCCTGACTTTAAGTTGGGATCTCTGGTTGGAGACATGCTGGTAAAAGCAAACCCAATGCTTGATAAGATTGTTAATTTTGAATTTAAAATTCCTGAGGGTGGTGGTCGTCACATGCTGGTTGATCGGCTTCCAATTCCTGATGAATGGAAGACCGCAATGAAGGAGGGTTTTTCAATCAAAGGAATACTTGATAGTCTCCCTGGATTGAGAGAGGTTCTGGGAGCATTTGCTCAATTTATTCCTGGTCTTAAGGATAATGTTCAGAATGGGGCACTGATGAAGATTCCTAATCTTCTACTTCTGACACCAATGGGAGCACCGTTCCTCATACCTCATGTTGGAAAGTCATTGTTCCCTGGATTGTTTGATGGTAAACCAAGTGAAACACGCACTGATGTTCCACCACCTCCAGATTCTGGAGGCGGATTGATGGGATTCTTGACTGGTGGCACTAGCACTGGTGGAGAGCAGCAGCAATCAGGATATTCAGGACCTGGATTAGGATCTGGTGGTGCTCAAGGTGGTGCTAGAATGGGTGAGTTTAATGTTGGGGCAAGTAATGATATTGTTAAAGTTGGTAAGGATTTGATCTCTCAAGGTTTCTCTGTCGCAGAACATCCAGACTTTACTAAAACACCATCACCAACTGGTGGATCATACACCCCCGGTGAAGGCACAGTATCTAATGTTCACAGTGGAAGAGGTCACTATGAAAATAGAGCAATTGATGTCACTGATTGGAGAGGATCACTTGAAGATTCCAAGGCAAGATATCGTAGTGTCCTAGATTCCATTTACAATAATGGAGACATGGCAAAAGATATGCTACTCATTCATGACAGTTGGGGAGCTGCTGATAAGAGTGGTAAAAATGGTCCAGGATCTCATGCTCACCCAACTCACATGCACATTGAGGTTAAAGACAAGGGTGGATTAGTAGGCAAGGGTCTGTTTGCTAACCTAGGAAAACCTGAATTTGTGATTGACTCTGATAGTCTTATTCCAGAGACAATCGATATGTTCCGTGCCATTACTCATGCGAAAGATAGGAAAGGAGTTCTTGCTGCGATCAGAGACTATGCCCCATATGATTCAATAGAACCTGAACAGGTTCTTGTTCCTGTTAGTGGTCCATCTGGATCATCTACACCTGCTGGTGAGTCGCAAGGGAGTATCAAGAGGCAACAACCCAGTGGCGGTGATGATCCATTTGAAAGACTCTACATGGGTGGTTAAATAGAACTACGAGGTAATCATAAATGGCAGCAAAAGAATCATCACCAGCCAATATTACACAAGCAGATATTGTCTCTAATGAAGATAAGGGAAAGACTGTAAGTATTGTTAATGGTATTGTAGAATTAAAATACTATGAAAGTATTCTTCAAGATAGTGTTCGTGCGTCTATAGTTTTTACAGATTCTTCTGGACCAGAGGCAGTTGATGGTAAGACTGCTTTGGATGGTCTTCCTATTGTTGGCACAGAAAATGTGAGTTTAAAGTTTGAGGATCTCAAAGAAAACAAATTAGAATTCAGCACGTCAAAGAAGAATAGTTTATATGTAAATAAAGTTACTCCAATTAGTGATGATACTACCAAGTCAATGGTTGCTCTGGATTTAGCATCAAAAGAATATTTGATGAATGAGAAAGTTCGATTGAATACTAGATATGATGGGAAACTTTCTGATCACATTAAAAAGATATTAGAAGATCAAAATCTACTTGCCACAGAAAAAACTATTGATATTGAACCAACATCAAATAATTATAACTTCATTGGTAATAACAAGAAACCATTTTACACAATTAACTGGTTGTCGATGAGATCGGTTTCAGCAGAAAATCAGAAACCAGGGAAGACTGCTGGTTACTTCTTTTACGAAACATCAGAGGGGTATTTCTTTAAGTCAATTGATGGATTACTATCACAAGATAAGAAGAAGTCTTACATGTATAATCAATCCCCTGATGGTGAGCGTGGTGTTCCTGAAGGATATGATGATAAGGCACTGAACTATACTAAGGACAATAAGGTTGATGCTCAAAGAAAGTTGATGCAGGGTGCTTACTCCAGCAGGATTGTTGTCTTTGATCCATTTACATGCTACTATGAAGTTCTAACACCCCCGGCATCAGAGGAGGCAAAGACAGCAGGAAAGAAGTTACCAAAATTAAATCCAGAACTTGATAAGGAGGGGAAGAATAAAGAGTATACTAGAACAACTTACATGTTGTTAGATAAGGGAACTCTTCCCACAGGTAAGACAGAGCAACAACTTGAAAAGTCAGAGGAAGAAAACTTTAAACCCAAAGATACACTCAACCAAGCAATTATGCGCTATAATCAATTGTTCGCAAGTGGAGTTGAGATGACAATAGCAGGAGATTTTTCTCTCCATGCTGGGGATGTTTTATTTGTTGACGCACCAGAACTACAGACAGACACAAAGAACGATGAACCAAACAAGCAATCTGGTGGTCTATATATTATAGCGGACTTATGTCATTATATTTCTACTAAGGGAACATACACCAAATTAAATCTCGTCAGAGACTCCTTTGGCAGAAAAGGCAATCATTCTAAGTAAGCACTATGGAAAGTATCGAACAGCACATCAAGAAAGATCAACAGATCCTTCAAGATCCCACAACAAATCCACAAATGCGTCGTCACATTGAAGGCGAACTGCATGAACTAGAAGAATACGCAGAGCACCACAAGAAAGACATCGAATCTGGAGATCATCATGATCCCAGTTACCTGGAACTTTTCTGTGATCAGAATCCATCTGAACCAGAATGCTTAATTTATGACGATTGATGGAAGGAAACGGACTATTTAATCCTGGTTTTTTAGGTGCTAACTTTCTATGGTGGGTTGGTCAGATTGCTGACGACTCCACCTGGAGAGATAATATTTCCTCAGGAAAATTTACGAGTGGTCAATCCATCTCAGGTTGGGGAAGAAGATACAAAGTCAGGATTGTTGGTCTACATGACAAAGAAGAGGAAGCAGTAAAGTCCGATCAACTTCCTTGGGCACAAGTCATGTACCCCGTCACTGCTGGTGGCGGTAATGCGAACTCAGGGCAAACACCTAATCTCCGCCAAGGGATGTTTGTCTTTGGTTTCTTTATGGATGGACCTGATCAACAGGTTCCAGTCATTATGGGTGTGCTCGGACATAATGAGCAGACCCCACTTAAAACTAAAACAGGAGAAAACGATTCTAACTTTGCTGCCACCAGTGGTTTTGCTGAAGGAAAGCGACCCAAGTCTCAGGCAACGAAAGAAACAGTGCCCGATGAGGGTAAGGTTACTGAGAAACCAAGGAGTGCTGAACTAGCAAAAGAGTCTGCGCCATTACCCAAGAAAGCAAAGCGAAATAAGTATGGTGTTAAGGAGGGAACAAACCTCTCAGCAGCACAGCAAGCAGATGCGAATGCAGAGCGAGCAAGAATTAATGAAGAGATTGCTCGTGGTGGTGCCCTAGCACTTACTCCTGAACCAGAAAGATCAGCAACGATCAAAATTCTAATTCAGGATGCGATCGCTACAGGGACAGCAAATAGAAAGAGAGAAGCAGATGCTCCTACCTCTCCTAATGTTCCTGGAGCAACAAGAGAAGGCACTGCTAATGTTCACCAACAAAGTGCTGCTGATCTGGTAAGAGATGATAAGATGGAGGAGAAGATTCCTCTGTCGAAACCAGAGACAAAAGTTCAGTCAGCAGTAAAGAATATTCAAACTGTCATCGAAACTCTCACTACAAAGTTAGACAAGTATCTGAACGCAATCACAAGTTATGCTGATGCTGTTTCTAGTCGTGTCCCAAGTTTAGATGGTATTATTGACAAAGCGACTAGAGAAATTCAAAAATACATGAAAGTTATTTTTGATAAGGTATTGGACTACACGATGAAGACTTTGAACGAAGGTCTTACTAGAGTTGTATCTGCTCTACCTATTTCTATGAGAGCAAACTTCTCTGATATGAAAGAGGAGATGACTAAGAACATCATCGGATCTTTTGAGGGAATCACAAATGGTCTTGGTGGTTTAATCAAAGGACTTCTGAATAAGGCATTGAATCCAGCCGCTCTTGAGACAGCAGCAAGAGAAGCAGCGGGAAATGCAAGTCCAGATCCTTATGATAAGAATGCCGGAATCTCCACAGATGGTGGTCCACCAAAACCAGTCAAGAACAAGAAGATAAAAGTTCCCATTTGTTATGCTGAGGACCTTGTTGGTGATGCTCTGGCTGCCAGTGCTGATCAAATTAATGATGTTAATGATAAGGCATTGGAAGGTGTGAATCTTTATGTGGATGATATGAAAAACCAAATTGCCTCATTGTCAGGGACTCTTGGTTCTTCTAGCACTTCTCCTAGTCAGGGAAAATCACCAAAAGATGATATTGGTGACACTATTCTGACGCAACTGACTGGTGGATTATCTGAGATTGGTAATATTACAGGTAGTCTGACATCTGCTCTTAACTTTATGAATGTCACAACTAAACTGTTTGACTTTGAGTTGCCAGCAAATCAGGCAGTATCTGATTACTATACTCTTGCTACCGGTGGTGCTGGAACTCCTGACTCTGCTCTGCCCACTGCGAAAGGTATTGCTGATTCTGCTGCGAATGCCATCACTGATCCTGAGAGACCTGGTGTTGTTCCTGATTCAGATCCACCATTCGCTCAACCCACCAAGGATCTTAACAAGCAACCAACTCAAGAGAGAGATGCTATTGCTTCCGATGCTGATCTTGATCGGGAACTGGCAGCAGCAAAGGCAGGAGACAGATCCGGTCTTGATGGTGCTCTAGACCTCTCATAAATATCATCATGAACCCTACCAGGGAAGAGAATTAAGATAGTATGGCGACGTTTAATGTATTCGGGGCTACTACCAAAAAAGACATCAGAGTTGGATACATTGATTCCAAAAAAGGATTGGTGGAAGGTGTCACTATTTGTGATGCGAACTCTTATGCCAAACTAAATCCTGGTACGCAGTTTATCTTTAGAAATAGACAGGAAATTCAATATCTAAACATCAATGAAGTAAATGCTTTAGAACCAGAGGACTTGGGTCTGGAGACACCAAAGAAGTCATGTCAAGGGTATGAACAGGATCCTGGACCAAGACTTACACCACAAGAATGTGGAAAAGCGAAAGCATACTTCTATGGTGGCGCTGGAATCGGTGTAAAAGGGACACCAATCGTCGGTCAAGATGGTGGACTGATGGCAGTTGTCTTGACAAGTGGTGGTTTTGGATATCAATATCCACCAATCACAGAGGTGAAGGATGATTGTGGCACAGCAGGTGCTGCTGTTGTTCGGTCTGTTATTGGTGAGCAGGTCTCTACCGTTGAGGTTTATGATAATGAGGAGGACTTTGAAGAATATGATTCAAACCACGAGACGTGCCCTCCTGCTCCTCCAAAAGTAATTAACAGAAACGCGGCAGGTAAAGTAACAGGAGAATTCAATCCTAGGGATTATACAAATCCAGAAGAAGTTGATGATCCAATCCGTAGAGAGATCTTACAATATCAGGAAAGACTTCGTGCGGTAAAGAAACCATTCTGGAGCACTAGAATGAATCCACCTCTAAATGTTGTTGGTGGAGGTAGAAATGATAGAACAAAATATGATGTTCGACATTATGCCTGGGGTGGAAGTAAAGTAACAACATCACCACCTGCAAATTCAAAAGAATTTGTTGATGTAAAAATGAATGTGTTAACTGAAGGTGGACATGGTAGAGGAATGTTGTTTAACTTTACCTCTGAAGATGGAACTCATAAGTTTACAATTAAGGCAGATAATTTTAAAGAAGAAAGAAAAATTTCAATCACACAAAAAGTAAAAAGAAATACATTATACAAAGTTGTTGCCGAGGGACAATATGGAGGAGCAGGTGTAGAGCAAGGTCTTATTGGAGGTCTTGGAAGAGACGCAAAAGAAATAAAAGCAAAAGGTGGTGGTAAAAAAGCAACTGGTAATACAATTTTTTGTGACTTCGCAAAATCTAATAATGACAATGATGATCTACAAGTAGAAGTAACTCGGGGAAAATTTACCGCCAAGAATAGAGATGAGATAAAAGGTCATGACACATATGAATTGGAGTATATTTTTGGAGACAATAGTGCCTTCAAACCAGAAACAAAAGAGGTTATTGAAGATACGTTTATGAATCGCTATGCGATTTCACCAGTGCCACCATCTAATGTTCCTGGTAGTGATTTTTCGGGACAACTATACACATTTGAGTGGGAAGAAAGTTTTCCATACAGTGGTGAGTATACCTTTAGAGCAATGGGTGATAATACATGTGATGTGTATCTCGATAACCGAAAGGTTATGAGTGTGAATAGATTTAAAGGTGGTCCTGATAAACTAAAAAAAGTTGTTGGTGCGGGAGTACATAAAATCAGAGTTGATTTATTTAATATCCCACAAGACATTAAAGAAACAGTTGTAACCCAACCACCACTTGAAATAGATGCTGCTGATAATGAACATGAGATTGTTTATATCGATCTTCATCCTAAAAATAAAAAACTTAAGGTAAGTAATAATCGTAGAGAAATTAAATTTGTGGATGGTGATGGCAGTGACACTAACTCAAGACTTAAAATTCTTGAGGGAGATGTAGTTTTTTCTCGGGATGGTAAGAAACTTATTGGTGGCGGAACAGTCAAAATAAGATTTGAGTGGGATGATGATCCTAATGATGCGGGTATTGCCGTAAGACAAGTGAGGATTAGAGGAGGCAAATTACTCGGATCGAATAGAGGTAGTAAAGATGAAAAAGGACAAGATACTGATACCTTCACTCTACCTAGACCTGACAGATCAACAAGATTAGCATCAAATAGTGATAAGGGAGTTCGAGAGAGAACTGTCTTCACCACTCGCGATTTTATTGATAAGGCAGATAGACCACTGTGGAAGACTAATTACACAGCAGCACCTGAAGGTGATTTTGTAAATTACTACGGCATATCTCCGTTTGATATACAATCTAATGAGGCTAGAAGTGATGACTTTGCGGGGTCACACACGATTCGTTGGAATGATTTGAATTTTCCGGTTGACGGAAACTATGGAATTGAGGTTGCTGTAGATGATAACGTCACTCTAAGATTTATTGATCGGACTGGAAATGAAACCATTATTGAAAAGAAAGGATTTACTGGTCCAACCGAAAGGGGTGGAAAGGGAACTGGAGTATCCACAACCATTCAGAACTTCAAAGCAGGAAAGTATAGACTTGTAGCAGATTTGTATCAGAGATCTGGAAAGTCTCTTGCTGGTGGAAACCCTATGGTTCTTGCCGTTAAAATCAAAACTTTCTTTGTTAAGAAAACAAAAAAAGTAAAACTGTCTTGGCAGCAAAATCCAATGGGCGCTGCAGTTACTATTGTTGCTCCTCCAGTTCCAAGTCCAGAACTTCCAATTCCTAAAGCACCTGGAAGATGTCCAAACAATCCATTCTGGACATCTAGATTCCCAGGAGCATCTAACTACTGGTATCCAGTGATAGTGCCCAAAAGATGGGGCAAATTCATGAACCGCTATGCTATCTCACCATTACCTCCTCTTGCGAAGAGAAGCACCGACGGTGGTGGTGTCGTCTATCAGACAACTTGGGATCTTGACGTTCCTTATAGTGGATTCTTTGGATTAAAAGCAACGGCTGATAATGGTGGACGCATCCTTATTGATGGTCAAGAAGTCATGAGAGGCGGTCTTGGATATGGTAGTGGCGGCATACGTGGTGGTAGTCGTGGCGTCCGGCATTTTAAAGATGATCCCAGTACACCCAAAAAAGTTTTTATATCACAAGGAAAGCACAAAATTACTGTAGAAGTTCGTAATGAGGATACAGAGGAGAGACAGGCGTATAAGCAGAAAATTTTTCATACTGCTGACTGGGCAGTCAGTCAAAGTGTCACAGAAGTTCGTGGGAAGGGTGAGCATAAGATTATTTACATTGGATTAAGTCCAGTAAATAAAAAACTAGATGTTAGTAAAGATGGTTCACAAATAAAGTTTTATGATAGAGATGGAGATGATCAGAACGCTCGTCTTGAAATTCTAGAGGGTGATTTTGTTTTTTCTAGGGATGGTAAGAAACTTATTGGTAATGGGACAATTAAAATAAAATTTACATGGGATGATGATCCTAAAAGTGATGGTCTTGCTGTAGAAAAAATTAGAATTACATCTGCTGATGGTAAAGAAAGTAGGTTGCTAGGATCAAATAGAGATATCAAAAAGGATAAACCCGGACAAGATACTGACACAGTAAATCTGGGTAGAGCAGTATCTGAAACCGTCGTAAAAGGTGGAACAGCATTAACCACGGGCACAGCAAAAGATGGTGTTACTTATGAAGGTCCATCTCTTGCTTCATATCGAAAAGGATCTCTCGGACCATCTATAACCCCTGCATATACTAGCGACGAACAATATCTTGCTGAATTCCAGGGAACCACATGGAACATGGTGTGGAAGGGTGTCAATTTCCCTCAACAAGGGAGATATACCATTCAAGTTCAAGCAGACGACATTGCTAAACTTAGAATTGATGGGCGAGA